CTGGTATTGCAAGAGAAAATATTACCAACCCAACATCTCAAAGAGCTGCTCAAATTTCACAGGGAAGTTATGCTGGTGATTATTATGCTGGACAGATTCAGAGTCTACAGAATCAGCTAAGTAGTTTTAGAGATACTAATACTTGGCGACCTACTTCAGATATACAGAGTCTTATAGATAGTTCTTTAACTCCCTACCAAAGAAAAAGTGATGTTGAAAATTGGCAGAATAAAATTGATAATTTACAAACAAATATCAACACTGTCCAAGGGGGAGCTAGTACTCAACTAGCAGAAATGCGTTCGTACCTAGAGGGTTTGATTCCAAGTGAACCAGACTGGGCTGCAGAAACAGCAACTGTTCGCAAAACTGTAGCTAATAACTTAAAAAATTCATTTACTTTAGACCAACTACTCTCAGGAAATTTAGCTAGTGAACTCAATAATCGTGGTTGGACACAACTTTCAGCTGCAGAAAGAGCAGGTCTTGTTAACGCTGCAACGCAAGTCAGTTCTTTAGATACAGATACATGGAGATCTGATAAAGAAATTAAAGACTTAATAGCGAGTTATGGTGGTGAGCTTGGGTATGGTGCCAGTAATACTTATATAACTGGTGGTTCAGGTAGAACTGATAGTAATATTCTTGAATTAGTTGCTAAAAATCTAAGAGATGATGACGGTAAGACTATTTGGGAAAAGTTTTCTGCTCTTGATGATACAGGTGCAGCTGATCGAATCTCTATGGAAGACGCTATCTCATCTGGATTATCTAATAACCTAGATTATATTAAGGATACACTTAATAACACAGAGAGTAGAAACACTGAAGATATAGCAAAGCTGCAAGAGACACTTGCAGGATTCGATTATGACAGTGAGATTGATACTTTAAAACGTCAACTAGAAACTCAAGGGTTGAAACTAGATAACTTAAACCAACCATACAAAGCACCAGCTACTACTGAGCAGATATCAACTGAAGCAATGCAGAGTTTAATCAACCTTACAGTTGACGATAAACTTAAAGACATACCTGCTACAGATACCACTGGTATAGAGAATGCTATTTCAATGGTAGGAGGTGATCTTAAAAAACTTCAAACTGAATTTTCTAACTTAGGTATTCAAGATAAAGCTGATACAGCAGACCTTGATGTATTAGAAGGAAAATTAGCTGAGAAATTTGGAGATAGTCTTACTGGTTTATCGAGTACTTATGACACTAAGATTACAGATTTAAATGATCAATTCTTAAAGATACTTGGTAAGGTTGATACTAAAGCCGATCAAGATTCATTAGACGACCAATTTGCTGCCATACAACAGCAGTATCAAGATACTCAAACCTCTACTGATGATCAATTCGCTGATATACAGAAGCAGTTTGGATCTGATCTTACTAGTTCTCAAGAGAATATATTAGGTCAACTAGAGGAAGGTTTATCTCAACAGCAGCAACAGTTACTAGATAAAACACAGGCACAGTCTGAATTATTTGGTGAAAAATTATCAGGCTTATCTACTAAGACTGATACTGAATTAGCAGGATTATCTAAAGCTCTAGATACGCAAGGTGATTACTACCAACAGCTATTAGATAAAGCTATGGGTGCTCAGACATCTCAGACTGATGCAGGATTAGCTGGATTAAAAGGTGAACTACAGCAGTTGTTATCTGCTCAAGCAGGTGAGACAGATGCAGGGTTTGCTGATCTACAAGCTACTATTGCAGCTAACGAAGGTCAAACAGATACAGATCTAGCTAACTTAAGAACTGATATAGCAACAGGAGCAGGAACAGCAGCAGCAGATCGTGCAAGGATAGCTGGAGAATCAGCAGCAGGTCTAGAGAGAGTCTCTGGTGAAGCTGCAACAGCACGTGCTAATCAGGCAGCAGAATTACAAGGTCTATTATCAGAATCTGAACAACAACAGAGTGCTAACTTGAGAGACCTTGGTAGTCAAATTGATAACAGACTTGGCTCTATGATTAGTGATAGAGACATGAAGTTAGCTGGTATCGAAGAAGCATTTGGTAGACGTTTTGATGATTACAGTCAAACACAAGCTAGGAACTTCCAAGACCTTGGCACTACGTGGGGTAATCAATTAGCTCAGCAAGAATCTACCCTTCAAAATCGTATTGATGCTCAAACACAGTTATTGAATAACAGACTATCTGGTATAGCTGGTACTCAGAACTACAGGATGCTAACTAATAATGCACCTGGTATAAAAATAAGACGCTCTAAAGCATATAAGAGTGGTAGAACTTCTAGAGGTACTGGACAACTCGGAAGGTCGATGCGTATTAGCTCATTAAATCTCTAATAACAATGACAGCAAAAAGAAGATATGACGCTTTATCCAGTGAACGTTCCCAATTTCTAAACGTAGCAGAACAAGCAACACGTTTAACCCTACCTCATCTAGTTAGAGGTGAAGAAGATAATGTTAGTGGAGCAAAGAATTTAATAACACCTTGGCAATCAGTTGGAGCTAAGGGTGTTGTTACACTTGCATCTAAGTTGATGCTTGCTTTACTTCCTCCACAAACAAGTTTCTTCAAACTTCAGCTAGACGATTCAACTTTAATGGATGGAGGTTTCCCTCCTGAAATGAGATCAGAATTAGATCTCTCATTTGCAAAGATTGAAAGAACAATCCTTGATTCAATCGCTGCCTCTAGTGATCGTGTGATCATTCATCAAGCATTAAAGCACTTGATTGTTGCAGGTAACGCATTGGTATTCATGGGTAGGACAGGGTTAAAAATGTATCCGCTTAATCGTTACGTTATAGAACGCGACGGGAACGGTAATGTGATTGAAATCGTCACGAAAGAAAGAATCAATAAAAAGTTATTAGAAAAAGAAGTACCTCCAGAAATCCTCCTACAAAAGGTTGACAGTGTTGTTGATCCTGATGGTGGTACTGGTAGTGAGGATGTAGATATCTACACCCATGTACTTCTAGATAACAATAGATATGTATGGCAACAGGAAGTCTATGATTTCGTAATCCCTACTTCAAGAGGTAAGGCACCAGTGGATGCAACTCCTTGGTTACCTCTACGCTTCAACAATGTTGATGGCGAAGTCTACGGACGTGGAAGGGTTGAAGAATTCATGGGTGATCTTAAATCTTTAGAAGCTTTATCCCAAGCTCTAGTTGAAGGAAGTGCGGCTGCAGCTAAGGTTGTATTTACTGTCTCACCTGCTTCAAGTACTAAACCACAAACACTAGCCACGGCTGGTAACGGTGCGATCATACAGGGTAGACCTGATGATATTGGGGTAGTTCAAGTAGGCAAGACTGCAGACTTTAGAACTGCTTTTGAGATGGCTATACAGTTAGAGAAAAGATTGTCTGAAGCATTCCTAATACTTAACGTTAGAAACTCTGAGAGGACTACAGCGGAAGAAGTAAGGATGACACAGATGGAATTGGAACAACAACTTGGAGGATTATTCAGTCTTCTAACTGTTGAGTTCTTAGTTCCATACTTGAATAGAAAACTCAATGTATTCCAAAAGACTGGTGAGATACCAAAGCTACCTAAAGACTTAGTAAAACCAACAATCGTTGCTGGTGTTAACGCACTTGGTAGAGGTCAAGACCGTGAAAGCTTAGCTCAATTCCTTACAACTGTTACCCAAACAATGGGTCCAGAAGCATTGATTACCTTTATCAATCCAGAGGAAGTGATTAAACGTCTAGCAGCTGCACAAGGTATTGACGTACTCAACTTAGTCAGAAGTATGCAAGAGATACAAGCTGAAAGACAGCAAGCACAACAAGCGCAGATGGCTCAACAAGGTACTGAGAATGAGATAAACATGCTCAAGACACCAATTAATGATCCATCAAAAAATCCAGGGTTAGCAGCGCAACTAGCTCCAGAAGAATAACAACCACTCATGGCAGAAGTACTAACACAAATAGAAGAAACAACACCACCTGGTGAATTGAATGCTGAAGAGCAAGAGTCGCTTAAGGTTGGTGAAGAGATGGAGGCTGAGCAAGATAGTCTTTTAGCAGGTAAATATAAGAGTGCTGAAGAACTAGAGAAAGCTCACATAGAACTCCAAAAAAAATTAGGCGAAAAATCAGAGCCAGATACAGAATCAAAGACTGAAGAAAAGGAGGAAGAAGTAGAAGAAGAACCTGAAACTTCCGATGTCTTTGATAAGCTGTGGCAAGAAAGGAACGATGGTTTCAGTGACGATACATTAAAGGAACTTACTTCAAAAGGTCCAGGTGAATTAGCTAAGCTTTATCTACAATATAGAGTTAAGACTGAACAGAACTTACCAAGACAATTAACTGATGAAGATGTAGGTAAGTTAAAGGAAGTTGCTGGAGGTGAAGCTAAGTACACTCAGTTAATGAGCTGGGCTAATAGTAATTTAACTGAACCAGAACAGAAGATGTTCGATCATGTAATTGATAGAGGTGATCCTATATCTTGCTTCTTTGCAGTACAAGCTTTAATGAATAAGTACACTGACTCAGTAGGTTCAGATGGCAAACTCATAACAGGTAAAGCACCTAGTGAAAAGGGTGATGTATTTGAGAGTCAAGCTGAGATGGTGAGAGCTATGGAAGATCCAAGGTATGACGATGATCCTGCATACAGACAAAAGATTATGAAAAAACTAGAACGCTCAAACATTCAATTCTAAACATGCCTAAAGGAAAAGGAACTTACGGAAGTAAGAAAGGGAGACCACCTAAGAAATAGATGTGACATGGCGACCTGACAGTTCATCATCGCCTATCACCTATCTTTCAATTCAATGACAGTTATAACCGAATACGGTAAACAAAACATTTTCGCAAAAGAACCACCAATAGAAATCATGAACGAAAACGAAGAGAACTTTCTTATGGAGCAAGCCGAGAGAACTAATGGCCAACTAGCCATGCTTGGATTCGTTGCTGCCATAGGCGCATACATAACTACTGGACAAATCATTCCAGGTATTTTTTAAACCTTTTATAAATGACTACAGCCACACTAACAAAACCATTTGACAACTGGCAGCGTTTCTGTGACTGGGTTACTAGCACTAACAACCGTCTCTACTTGGGATGGTTTGGTGTGCTTATGATCCCTGCACTATTAACCGCTGCAACAGCATTTATAGTAGCTTTCATAGCTGCTCCACCAGTTGACATAGATGGAATCCGTGAACCTGTATCAGGCTCTTTACTCTATGGAAACAACATCATATCGGGAGCGATTGTCCCGTCATCAAACGCAATCGGACTCCACTTCTATCCCATCTGGGAAGCGGCAACGCTCGAC